ATTAAATTTGAAAACAATTCTAAGATGATCGCCCTTTCTTCAGCTAGTTTTAGCTTTGAGAATCTTTTTAAGACTTACAAGGAGTGGATGAACAATATCTACTCAGAAGAAATACAGCAGTCTAATTATTTTATTTCTCAAATGGCGTTTGATTCTATCCCCTCTGATATGATAGATAGTACGGTTATTGAAGAAGCTCAGTCGGGAGGATCTTCTAACTCTTCTTTTCAACGGGAATATTGCGCTCAGTTCACTGACGGAAGTGATAGTTATTTTAGCGCCAAGAAAATGCACGACTGCACTATCCCCGATGGAGAAAAACAGCATACTTTAATCAAGGGGGAAAAAGATAAGGAATATATCTTAGGGATTGACCCTAGTTTTAGTAATAGCCCTAGCTCTGATTATTTTGCTATGTCTGTTTTAGAGCTGGATGAGGAAAAAGGGAACGAGTCTACCCTTGTTCATGCTTATGCGGTTGCCGGAGGGGATCTTAAAGACCACATAAAATACCTTCATTATCTGGTGACTCACTTCAATTTCTCAATGATTATAATTGATAATGCTGGATATCAATTTCTAGATAGCGCCAATGAATCCGAGCTTTTTCGAGACTCTAGGATAAACTTGAAATTTTTTGATTTTAATAGTGATAAGACGGGGGTTGATTACCAACAAATGTTATTAAAAGCTAAAAGTCAGTATAATAAGAAAGAACATGTAATTTGCTTTAAGCAGTTATTTTCTACCACTTTTCTCCGTGAAGCTAATGAATACTTACAGGCTTCTATTGATCACAAGAGGATATGGTTTGCTTCCCGTACCGCTGCCTGCGGAAGTTTTTTTGATAAAGTTTCCGCTCAAGCTGTCCCTATTAAGTTAATGCCTTACGAGAATAAGGGGGACCTGATTGAGTTCCAAGACGATATCATATATCAAACACGGAAGCAGTGCGCCTTAGTAGAGGTAAAGACCACCGCCAAAGGTACTCAAACTTTTGACCTTCCTCAGCATTTGAAAAGAAGCACTTCCGCCAATCGTGCTCGTAAGGATAATTATACTACTTTAATGTTGGGTAACTGGGCTGTTAAAGGTTATAATGATCTTAAAAATACTAAGCTGGAGCAAATTAATCACACATTTACTCCCAAGATGATAGCTTAGGTGTAAATTTAAGGTAAAATATGGCGGTAAGGAAGAAAACGGAACAAGGTTCGGAACCTTTAATGGCTAAGCATGAGTCCATAGCCAGCTCTACGCGTACTCGTAGGAATAAGGCCGCAGATATAATCAGAACCGATAGGTTCAGGAATATTGAAAACGGGATGATTCCGTTCAAGTATTCTCGCGGAGTATCTAATAACTCCAACATTGAGGTCAGGGACACTATCATTCTGTGTCAAAAAGCTTATTACAACTTTTCTGTTTTCAGGAACACTATAGACCTCATGACAGAATTTTCGGTAAGTGACCTATACTATACCGGAGGAAGCAGGAAATCTAGGGAATTCTTCGAAACGCTCTTTAAGAGGATAAATATTGATGATCTTCAGAGCCGGTTCTTTAGGGAATATTACCGTTCAGGAAATGTTTTTATTTATCGCTTTAATGCGAAAATGGATAAAAGTGATGCTTTAAAACTGAACCAGACTTTTGGCTTGGCTCAAGCATCGGAAGAGCTGGAGATTCCCGCTAAATATATAATCTTAAACCCTTCAGATATTCAGCTGCAGGGAAGCATTTCGTTTAGTACTGGGGTTTATTATAAAGTTATAACCGATTACGAACTTCAAATATTACGTCATCCACAGACTGAAGAACAGAAGGAAGTTTTTGAGAGCCTTCCTGAAGAGACTAAGAAGTTAATTAATGAAACTAAGAATGTAGGAATGTCCGCAGTGACTCTTCCGTTAGACACAAATCGTTTAGTGGCTGTATTTTACAAAAAACAAGATTATGAGCCATTTGCGGTTCCCATGGGTTATCCAGTATTAGAAGATATTAACTGGAAAGAAGAAATGAAACAAATGGACATGGCTGTGGCTCGCACCACTAACCAAGCCATTTTGTTGATTACTATGGGAGCTAAACCTCAAGACGGGGGAGTAAACCAAAAGAATCTAATGGCTATGCAGAAGCTTTTCGAAAACGAATCTGTAGGCCGCGTGTTGATTTCAGATTATACAACTGATGCTAAATTCGTAATCCCTGATATTGGCAACATTCTTGACCCTAAAAAATATGATGTAGTTAATCAGGATATTCAGATGGGGTTAAATAATATCCTTTTAAGCGATGAAAAGTTCGCAAACACAAGTATTAAAGTACAAGTGTTTATGGAAAGATTAAAGCAAAGTCGTCGCGTGTTTCTAGAGAATTTCCTAATGCCTGAAATTCGCCGTATATCGAAAGAGATGGGCTTTAAAAATTATCCCACAGCGCATTTTGAAGATGTGGACCTTAAAGATACCTCGGTTTATTCTCGTATTTATAGCCGCCTTATCGAATTAGGAGTACTTACCCCCGAGGAAGGTATTCAAGCTATTGAGTCTGGACGTTTCCCAACTTTGGAAGAATCCCTAGAGTCGCAGAAGAAATTTCAAGAATACAGAAAAGAAGGGTTATATGAGCCTATTATCGGTGGTCCAAAACTTCCTCAAATGAACGGCCGCCCGCCGGGGACAAAGAAGCGAAAGGAAGAAGACAAAAAGACTCCTATTGGCACTAAGGCTACTTTAAATTTTAGTTTATCTAAGATTCAGGAAAACCTTAACCTGTCAGATAAGGTCAATACAGAAGTGGAAGCTTCTTTGCGTAAAATCCACAAACGTAAAAGACTCAGTAAACAGCAAAAAGAGGTAGCGAGAGAAATTACTAATATTGTTATAGCCAATGAAGACCCTGTAAATTGGTTAGCTAAGGCCGGACGCTATGCTGCCGAACCCACAGACAGGGATCATGAAAGAGTTAAAAAGGTTCAGGATGTAGCTTACGAACATCAAGTTGATGATTTTTTAGCGGGAATACTATACGCGAGCGTCTATGAAGGAGAAAAGTAATGGCGAGGCCCAATGTAATTTACAACTGTCAGGGCTTATTTGCAGGACCTGCGCCGGAAACTGGTTATAATTTTATATCCTACACAGGGGGTGCACCTACTAACGATCATTCGGATCTTTATCAAAAACTAAATCTTCTACATCCAATAGATAGAGTCCAGTCAGTTAGTTATTCAATTAATGTCCCCCATACTAACATTACCCAAATTAATCAAAGAGGGCTGGTAGGCAGACCCATTATTAATTATCCCACCGTTAGTTTAAATTTTAATTATCTTCTTTGCGGCACTAAAAACGAGGCACGATTAGGTCTCAATGTAAATTACCCTTTATTCAATTATCCTTTTGAGGGGGAAGCGTATTACCCAAGCAATAATGGCGTTTCCTTATTATCAGGGTTCTTTGCGCCAGATAAAGACGCTAAGTCTAAAAGAATATGGCAGGATTTCCCCACAAACGACTACAGAGATTGTCGAAATTTTTATGTTGCTGTCAATCAGGAGGGTGATGATTTAGATAAAAGTTATTACAAAGAAAATTTCACTGAAGCGGACCTTAATCAAGGTGTCGATCCTAATGCTCCTAATTACCACGTAATAGGTTTTGGCAACTGTTATCTACAGTCTTATTCAACTCAGGGTGCAGTCGGGCAGTTAGCAAGCGCTTCAGTTTCTTACCGTGGTTACAATGTAGATTTTAACATGAATGGTAGCGGTTTTAAAGCTCCCGATATAGACACCAAGACCGGAACGCCTTATGACACTAATGATGTTGTTATTCCTAGGATTTTAGCTAACGAAGGTTATCCAGCGCTCAAGCCGGGAGATATATCTATTACTACAGATTCTTTTTCTGGTCTGGGTGTAGATTTTAACAAGCTTCATATTCAAAGTTACAATATTGATATAGATTTAAATAAAACCCCACTTCCGAATATGGGTTATAGGTTCCCAGTCGATAATCGCCCTAATGATCCTATATTTGCCAATCTTTCTCTTCAGGGAATTGTAGAGTCGGGGAATAGTGGTTCTTTAGTAGATTTAGTCGAGATTAATAGCGGGTACGACTTTACTATTAAAGTCGATCCTACTAGGTGCCCGGGAAATACGGCGGCTCCAATTAATGCTGGAGCCATTCCTATAGAAAGAGGTGATGAAGCTTTAAGGTACAGTTTTGTGGGGGCTAAATTAGAGAATTTTGGTTATAATTCCAGTATTGGGGAAAACAAGGTGTTTAATGCGTCTTTTAGTGTCGAGATTAATCCCGATGATCAAACCAATGGGTTTTTTATAAGCGGTGTATTAGGAGCGGAAAAAATAGAAG